GAATCTTGGAATGAATCCGTGGCAGGCAATTACTGGCATGGAATCCCGTGGCGCTACTGGTATGAGTGAAGAATTTAAAAATATGGCCCAGTGGTTATATTAAATAAATAAATTATACCATGATTAAATATAGAATAATCCATGACAATGATTGTCTATGCGAGAATCTATCGGATATAGAAGTACACGATTTACTTCTGTTGTATAAAGAAAAATATCCAGATTGGGAATTAGAAACTCAAAAATATAACTTTGATCCCGGCGGTCCACATTTAGGGCGTGATCCAGACTTGCATTAATTCTTATAAATAGTCAAAAGACTGTTTAGAGGATTATTATGGCAGAACAAAGTTATTTTATGGGCCAGGATGGTTTCATCTGGTTCGTTGGTGTTGTAGAAGATAGAGATGATCCCGAGCGTATAGGACGGGTTCGTGTTCGTTGTCTTGGATTTCATACAGAAGATTTAAACTCACTTCCTACTGCTGATTTGCCGTGGGCTCATGTTATGCATCCCGTTACAGACCCTTCCATGCATGGAATGGGTAGTACTCCTTCTTTTCTTGTTGAGGGTAGTTGGGTTGTAGGCTTCTTTAGAGATGCACAAGAAAAACAGCAACCCGTTATTATAGGTTCTTTGCCGGGGGTTCCTGAGACTGCTGCTAATTATAAAGTAGGTTTCAATGATCCTAGAAGTCCTTATTCAAAACAAGTACCATATGCTAGAACTCCCAATTATGGTCCTTATCCTTTAGATGGAACTGCATATTCTAGAGATTCTGGTCATGAAGCAGGTGAACCAGATACTAATAGATTAGCACAAGGCGAAGTATCAGAAACACATAATTCTCTTATTGATAGAAGACTAAGAAGGTTGCGTGGTGATCCAGCAATAAATGATGATACTGTTGGTGTAGATGATGATAGTGATCCAAGCTTAACAAGCCTTGGAACAGGTGTTCCCACAGCAACGCAACCATACCTCAAACAAGTGTCAGATGCTGCTGTTGAAGAGACTCGTGGGTGGTGGGACGAACTTGATCCGAAGGGTATTAAGAAATATGCAGCAGCATATAGTTCTGGTCAATATCCGTATAATCATGTACAGGAAAGTGAATCAGGCCACATACATGAAATAGATGATACTAAGGGTGGAGAAAGATTATACAGACAACATATGTCTGGAACATTTGAAGAGATACATCCTGACGGATCAAAAGTTGTTAAGATAATTGGTGACAATTATGAAATTATTGCTGGTAAATCAAATATTGCAATATTTGGTGATGTAAACATAACAACTTCTGGAACGGTAAGAGAACTCATTAAAGGAGATTATCATTTAGAGGTAGAAGGTAACTACACTCAAAAGATACACAAGAACCATCGTGTCAAAGTTGGTGTTGGTGAAGGTGGCGGAAATCGTGAAGAAGAAATAAGAGGCAATCATGCGTATCAGATTAATGGTAATATAAAGAGTAGAATTACTGGAAATGTCGATACAATAATTGAGAAATCTGAAGTCAGATTTATAAATGATACCAGCAGTCTAAGTGTACAAAATGCTATTAAGATTGTTGCAACAGGGCCCACATATGTTAACGGAGATACTTCTGGTGATATCACTATAGTTGCTAACAATAATTTGTCTACAACAACCATATCAGGAATTACATCATTCAAGTCCGGTGATAAGTTAAATGTGAAATCAGCTGCAACTATGCATATTAAATCAGAAACAACTATTGATATGGATGCAACAACGGAAGTTGATGTTGATTCTGCAACGATTAACTTGAACTAGGAATAAAGATGCCAGCAATACATAGACATGGAGATGCAAGAGTTTGTGGTGCAACTACAATCGTATCGGGACAAAGTACAGTATATGCTAATGGTGTATTAGTGTCTGTTAATGGAGATGTTAATACTCATGGAGCTGGTGCATTAGTTGCTGGATCAAACAATGTGTTTGCTGGAGGAAAAGCAGTTGTTAATAATACACCAGACGCAGCATTAGTAGATAGTTTGGGCCACGCACCTGCTCTCACCAAAACTGCTGCTGGTTCTTCAAACGTGAATGTAGGAGACTGATATGGCTGATTATAAAGTTTCAGGTTTGGCTGGGGTAAGTGAAAAGTTTAATGCGTCACAAGAGAAACTTGACATCATGATATCTGATGCTATTGATGAATTAGAGGTTGATGCTTCAACACATAAATCTACTATGGATACTGATAATACCTCATTAGTGGCCAGCAATAAAGCAATGATGTCTGAATTATCAGAATTTTCTACAACAGCATCGCCTCCAGCAGCTGAAGTGTTACAAGCAGAAGTTGATTCAGAAAAAGAAACCCCTTCTGTTCAACTTGCAAATCCCAATGTTACTAGTGCAACAACCAATGCATCAAGTTCTTTTAATAATTTTTTTAGATCAGTAGCTAAAACTGGAACGCTTCCTACAACGGATACTGGATCGTATACTGTAACTACAAACTCTACAACTATTGTATCAAGTGCTGGCGGTCCAGCACTAACAGGTGAAGTCACAACACCCAAAGATGCGACAGTAGTTGATGACAATCAATCAGAAAAGAACAATATTAGTGATGCTGGATTTTCTAGTAGACCAATTTTCCAACACCAATCTTTTACTAAAGATGCCACTTCTCTAGAGTTAGAGAAATATCCAGCTGGAGGATATGCACCTAGAATGCACGGATTTATAGACCTTAGTAATACTAATGAAGTTTCAATAGGATTATTTACGGAGAACGAACTTAAAGCAGGATATGCTAGACGAAGAATTTATCCAACTGGACACATAAATTCAACAGTCGATGGAATAAAAATTATGGATGAATACTCTCTTGTTGGCAAGGTATTAACAATCGAAGAACCAAGACTTTTTAATTATACTGGTTGGTATCAAGTTGCCACTGGTCGCACAACATATTTCCAAGTTTTATACAAATATAACAGTAAGTATGATCCAAACTAGTAATAATGATAGCAGATAATTATGTGACATCTTATAAATAATAAAAACAGGAGTCTATAATGGCAACACCAACTGCACATACAGATGCACAAGGTCAAAATGATATTGATCGTAATGTTCGTCAGTATACAGACTTGGACCTTTTCTTTTCTAAGAAGGCAACGTCTAAAGACATTAGTAAGGTAACTGATATTCAAGCAGTCAAGCGTTCTATTCGCAATCTTGTGTTGACTAATCATTATGAAAAACCTTTTCATCCAGAGATTGGTTCAGGTGTAAGAGGTATATTGTTTGAGCCTATGACTCCCCTAACAGCACATATTCTTACAAGAAAGATAGAAGATGTTATTACAAATTTTGAACCCAGAGCAAGACTGATATCTGTTCGGGCACAACCAAATTTAGATCGTAATGAATATGAGTGTACAGTACAATTTTATGTTGTGAATGCTCCAACCGAATTAGTAGACCTAACGGTATTTCTAGAAAGATTACGATAATGGCAGTAAATGACACAAGACTAAACGTAACAGAATTTGACTTTGATAACGTAAAGAATAATCTTAAAATTTTCCTCAAAGGACAAACAGAATTTAAGGATTATGATTTTGAAGGTTCTGGCATGAGTGCCCTTCTAGATGTTCTTGCATATAATACACACTACCTTGGATTCAATGCAAACATGCTTGCAAATGAAATGTTTTTAGATAGTGCATCATTACGTTCAAGCATTGTTTCTCATGCAAAAACTTTAGGTTATATTCCTGCCTCGGCAAGAGCTGCAACTGCAATAGTTGATGTTACATTAAATACTACGGCACTGGCTACAGCAACAATGGATGCAGGCACAGTTTTTACAACTTCTAATGATGGAACAGATTATCAATTTGTTACTGCTAATGATGTTACTGCTTCCAATATTGGTTCTGGTATTACCTTCAATGATGTCAAGATTTATGAAGGAACTTTTATAACAACCAGATATACTGTTGATACTTCCGATGCAGATCAAAGATTTCTTCTTAGAGATAATAGAGCAGATACAAATACTCTAACAGTTAAAGTTCAAACTTCATCGTCTGATACAACAACATCAACATATACAGAAGCAACAGACATAACTCAAGTTACAACTTCAAGTAAGGTATATTTTTTACAGGAAGTTGAGTCTGGTAAATTTGAGATTTATTTTGGTGATGGAGTAGTTGGTGGTGCATTGTCTGATGATAATATTGTAATTATGACTTATGTTGTTAGTAACAAGTCTGTTGCAAATGGTGCTACCATATTTACAAATTCTGGAACAATTGCAACAATTGCCGATGTCGCAGTTGCAACTGTAGCATCAGCTACTGGCGGTTCTAATTCTGAAAGTTTAAAATCAATTAAATATAATGCTCCACTTGATTATGCATCTCAAGGAAGATGTGTAACTGCTGAAGATTATAAAGTCTATGCAAAAAAATTATTTGCAAATACTCAGTCGGTATCAGTATTCGGTGGAGAGAGTGGTTCATTCGATTCTAGTCTTGGTGTAGTAAGTACAGCAGAATATGGCAAGGTTTTCATTTCCATCAAATCAACTACTGGACTTGAATTAACATCAGCTGAAAAAACACAATTGATAAAAGAATATGCTCCTTATACGGTTGCATCAACCACCCCTGTCATTGTTGATCCACTAATAACCTATTTGATTTTGAACGTGACATTTAAATTCAATACCAGTGCAACTACATCAACTGGTTCAGAATTAGAATCTTTGGTTTCAACTACTTTACAAAATTATAACACTTCTGATTTAGAACAGTTTGAAGGATTGTTTAGACACTCAAAAGTTTTAGGACTTATTGATAATACGAATACATCAATTACGAGCAATACGACAAATATAACTATGGCTCAAAAATTTACGCCAACTATCACTGCTACAACATCTTACACTATTAACTTTAACAATGCATTTTATAATCCTCATTCTGAACATAATAAAACATTGGGTGGAGTAATTGCTTCAACGGGATTTTATATTAGTGGTGATACTACTAACATCCATTACTACGATGATGACGGTGACGGAAATCTGAGACTGTACTATGTTTCTGCTGGTGCTAGGGTATATGCTGATGAGACTGCTGGGACAGTAACATACTCAACGGGAAAAATTGTTACTGATTCAGTTTATATTACTTCAGCAGATACAGTTGATGGCGTAGCATCTACTCAAATTCGTATTACAGCGGTTCCCGATTCCAAAGACATCGTTCCAGTTCGAAATCAATTACTAGAAATTGATTTTACCAATACTCTAATAACAGGAGAAGTTGATACTGTTGCGGTGGGTGACAGTGGTGCTGGCACTACTTACACAACAACATCTGCTTATACATCAACGTCGAGTTATTAAATAATGGCATTTAGAGATAAAGAATTTTATTCTGGTCCGTCAGGAAATTTGACAACTAAGATTAGTACTCAAATAGATGGCCAACTTCCTGATTTTATTCAGGCAGACCATCCTGTATTCTCTCGTTTTCTAAAACATTATTATCAATATCTTGAATCTGGTGAACTTCGTCTTACAGTAAATGTTGATAATCTCCTTTTAGACCTAGAATCAGAATCTTTTGCGCTAGATGTAGACGGTAATAAGATTGTTTTAGAAAAGGGTTCTGGAAGTGATGGTAAGTTTGATGCAGGAGAAACCATAACTGGTGGAACATCAAACGCAACTGCAACAGTTCTTGTAGATGATTTAGGTAATACCAGTACTCCAAGACTCTTCATTACATCACAACAAAAATTTATAACAGGAGAAACCATAACAGGTGGAACCTCTGGTGCAACAGGCACAATTACTAGGTATCGTGCAAACCCTGTACAGAATATACAACAGCTGTTAGACTATGCCGATGTTGATAATACCATTTATGACTTCCTAGATAATTTCCGTGATGAGTTTATGAATGCTATTCCTCTCACACTTGCCACAGGTATTGATAAAAGAAACCTAATCAAAAATATTCGTGAGTTGTATCGGGCCAAAGGAACATCCGAAGGTCATAAGATTTTCATGCGTATGCTTCTTGGTGAAACTGCTGATGTAGTGTATCCAAACAAATATATGATGCGGGCTTCTGACGGTAAGTGGGGCAACAAAATAATTATGAGAGCTGCTCCTCTTACAACTATAGATGCACTAGAATCAGTTGGTACAACTATACTTGGCAAATCGTCTGGTGCAACCGCAATTATTGCTTCTGCTACTCAATTTTCTGAAGGTGGTGTTGCAATCGTAGAATTTGAACTCAATAAAGATTCTATTAGTTCCATATTTTCCTTCACAGAAGGTGAAATTTTAAGCACAACTTCTACAGTGCAAGACATTGCCATGACGTTTACACTTAAAAATATAGTGTCAACTGGCGTGATTACAAATAGAAGTGCTTTATATACAGCTGATCAAGATATTGGTTTTGATGCAAACACTTCTATTGGTAATGGTTTAGCAACAGCAAGAATTCAAAATATTACTGGTGGATCAGTAAATGATGTAGTGGTAGATGATATTGGAACCAAATATGAAGTAGGTGACACTTTAACATTTACAACTAGTGATTTAGATATAGTTGCAGCAGATGGATTTGTTTCTGTTATTGATGGATCACTTGTATTAGATGGTACAGATACAAAATCTACGAATGCTGGCGATTTTATAATTTCAGAAGATGACACAACAACACATGTTGAGTTATTTTCTATTGAAATGGAAAGAGCAACTGCCAGCAGTATTGGTGAAAATATTATTTTGAATAATGCTTATGATGCTACAGCGGTTCAAGTAGAATCAGGAACTAGTTCTGTTGGAAATATAATATTAAATGGAACAGATTCAAGTAAGACTGATGATGGCGTAAAACTTGAACTGGAAGCTTACCATGATGTTGCTGATTCTCATGCTGGTCATAGTCTAGTTATGGAGTCGTCCATAAATCAAGAGAGTAATGATACTTATAGTTCAGGTTCGGATAGATTTGCAATAGAAGAGACAACAGATTATAGCGGTGGAATTTCTAGAATCTTTCTTAAAACTGGTGGAGTTGGTTATGTAACTATTCCTACCGTTTCTGTATCAACAACGACTGGTACAAGTACAGCCTTACTTGCGGTAACAGATAATATTGGCTCTGTTGGTGATGTAGAAATAACCAACCAAGGATTTAATTATAGTACAGCACCAGACATGACGTTTCGTGCAAACTTTACTTTGAAAGATGTATCAGGAACTTTCACAGCTGCAAATACTCTTACCACTCATACAGGAATAGTTAAGGGATGGGATTCAACTAATAATATTTTGACTACAACTTTTGAGGATGTAGTAAGGTCAACATTAGAGACTAGTGATAACGAAGAAATTGCTCTTGAAGATAATTTGAGAGTTGGTAGTGATGTTAAGGTTACTACGATTGGAATAAATCGGTCAATAGATGAAGAGGATCAGATTGTAGATGCTGATGGTATCAGAATTGTTCTAAATGCTGATGAATGGACTGATGGATATATTGTTCTTGAGGGTGGAGAAGGAGAAACCTCTGGTAGTGCTCTTGTTCTTGAATCACCTACAGATTCATTCTTTCCACCTTTACAAGCAGAATATGCTGCAAGGGATGGAACTAATGTTGGAGATGGTATTGCGAATGAGTCAGGAACAGGTGATGTTCTTTTATCGGAAACAGCTGTATCTCTTGGCGACAATACACATGCTC